GCCGGGCCTTCATTAAGTCCACAACGGCAACATGCCGATTTTCGTACTGATGGAAGATATTAGCTGGGTGGTAAGTGGGGAGGACTTTAAGTCCGGGCAGAACACTGCTATACGAACACGTACCTCGGATTTTCGATATGGCGCCTGTTCCCAGGAGAGCCCAGGCGGCTGTGTTACCCAGAAGTACGGTGACATTAGGTTTATGGTAGGCCAGTTCATCAAACAGTCGAACAAGCTCTCCAGCGTACTCTTCTCGAAGATATAGGCCCTTAACAAGAGGTTTTGTTCCGCGTAGCACTCCAGTTTCACCCTTCTTGCCGCAGAGAGCCTCAATTTTATTGTTGCTAGGTCGGAGGTTGAAAACGTTTGTGACGAAGCAGTCTTTACGAGAAAGACCAGCGTCGGCGAGTTGTCCGTCCAGCTCCTTGCCGGCGGCTCCGACGAATGGACTATGAGTAAGCTCTTCAGACTCACCCCAAGCCTCCCCGACTAATGCGATTTTATAACACATGACCGTGCTCAGTCATTATCTTCTGGTAACAGTCATCGCACACGACCACCATGTATTTCTCAGGAACGCCGGGGAACTGTTGCTCCCGTTCGGCCTGGGCTTCTTCGTCTGTCCAGTCGGATACAAACTCGCCGCCACAGTTACAGCAAGTATATTTAAATGGCATTAGACTTCTCCCACGCCTGCTGCGCCAGTAGGGCGTACTCAGGATTGCACTCCAGACCGAGGACGCTGTGCGCCCCTACATCCCGAGCAGCACGGAGCGCGCTACCAGAACCACAGGTAGGGTCCAGCAACCTAGTATTCCCATCAACCACCATACGGAAGAAGTGGGCCAACATTTCTGGAGACTTCTCAGACATATGTTCGCCCTCACGGACGATCTTACTCGAGTACCAATTCGCCACGGAGGATATAATCTTCCTTGGTTCGGTCTTCGGCCACGAGCAGAGGAAGGCGGTTTCATAACAGCGCCTGGGGTTCATGGCGGGGTTCGGGATGATGCCTGCGGTCTTGGCCCAGATGAGCGGAAAGGGGTCCACCCACAGCCACTGGCGAAGCCAGTCCAACGTTTCGTGATAGTAATGCATACTGAACCAGAAGACCATGTGACACGACTCGCCCATCAGGCGCCCCCGGTTTTCATGAAGGGTCTTGCAAAGACCTAGGTGTGTTTCCCGGGTGTCGGCATAGCCGCCGTAGGACTTGGCGGCGAACTGCTTATGGGGCGACCCTACATCAGAGTTAATACCGTAAGGAAAATCGATATGAAGTAGATTAAAAGGCTGGCCGACATAGTTAGGCGCCCATTCGTGGAAGTCCACCTGTAGAATAGGGGACGCCGGCTTCTTAGGATTGGGGTGGGCGACAGCCAGTAGAGAAGCTGCAACATCCTGTTTCTTTCGTTCAATCGTCCGCTTAACTAACTCTCTGGCCGTACTGTATTTGGGCAGGTTCGCGATGCGAGTGTTGCCGGAGGCGAGTTCATCGGCCACCGCCAGTTGCATGGACACGGTGTTCTGGCTAAGTCCGATGGCACCAGCGGTGTCCTGCTGTCGCCACTCTGGGTTCAGTTCCAGTTGTAAGGCGTGGAAGCGTCGGAGCGCATCACACTGGTCCTGCCAAGGGAGGTCTGTCCGCTTGATGTTTTCTTCGAGTTCTATACTGAGCTTGGTCAGCTCATCTAGATCCTCGTAGAACCGTACATCAATGTGGGTCCAGCCCAGTCTCTGTGCAGCGAGGAAGCGCGTTTCACCCGCGATCAACTCGCCGTCTTGCGTAACAGTGATTGGGTTGATAAGACCGAGGCGTTGCATCGACTCGGCCTTCTGTTGGATGTTCTCGTCGGAAATATCCTTGCGGACTCTTCGTTCCCTAAGAACGAAGATGTTGTCCATACTATATGTTGTCATAGGCTGTGCCGATTTGAGGACGCCCCCTCATGCGGGTAGCCCCGCCGCCCAACCACTAGGCAGGTTGCGCCGGTCGTCGGGTCTCTCAACCCCTACTCGTGCTTCTCATGCGCCTCCTGTTCTGCCGCCTCATCGGCTTCAGTCTCGTCTTCTTCTTCCTCTTCTTCCTCCTCGTCTTCCTCGAAGATGCCTTCGTCCTCGTCCGTCTCAGCGACGGCGTCGGGGTCGAGGTCGCCCGGGTTGACCGGAGGGATGTAGGGTTCCGGCGGTTCGGGGTCGCCTACCATTTGTTCTTCAGGCATAAGGCCTCCTTTTGTGTGTGACTAGGCGGAGCCTAGACGTGTGCTACTGAGCCGATGTTAACGAAGATAGTCGGCTTGTTGTCCCTCATCCCCATCTTGTGAATGACGGTTCCGAGGAGCTGCTTGCCGACGGACTCGGGAAGGAGTTGAGAGTAGGACTTCTTCTCCCTCCCATCCATGAGGTCGAGCCCCAACGTGTCCCGAAGGAACATCTGGAGTGCAAACTCGCCTTGGGGGGTGTCCACCCAAAGGTCATGGTTGATTGGGGGCATAGCGACGACGCCCCCTTCACCCGCTGCCTCACTCAGCCGTTCCATGTCGACGTCGGCCTGAGGCGAAATGATCTTGCACTTGAAACGGAGAACGGCGCGGTCCCCGTCCTTCGTCTCGACGACCCGTTGTTCGGGGAGTGAAGACACTCCCATAAGATACGTTCCTGTCGGCGTCGGCTTCGGCTCCTCGGTGTCGGCGGCTTTCTTGTTCAGGATATCGGCAAACAGATCGGTCATGGGTCTTTCCTGATGGTTACGGTGATGGTTACGGTGTCGGATTGTTTAGAGAATACTTCACCTTGGGCAGTATCCCAGAGCGTAACGAAGTCTTCGTTCGTAAAGATATTGAGGTCCAAGGCGTCCAGAAGTTGTCTGGCTTCGGTTACTGTTATGGTTACATCGCTTTCTTCCATACCTCCTCCGCTGGTTGTAGGACAGCCGAGAAGAAATCGGCCATCCCGGTTTCAATAGGGTAGCTTTCCTTTACTCGGAACGGCACCGGGTTCTTCAGGTCGACGATGGCAGAGACGTTCGTCTTGATGTAACGATTTACTCCGTCGTTATTCTCAACTCGGAGAACACAGTTGAAGTTGCCGGCGATGACGGAGTTGATTGCCGAGCCGATGCTACGAGGAAAACCCTTCGTCATACCTAGGTGGTCTTTGTCGTAGTCAATGTGTGCTAGCAATAGCACATTCGTGTTGAACTGCTTGCTGGCAAGCAACGCCAGACAATTCATGACGAGATCCTGTGCCGTTTTGTAGTGGACCCGGCCGTCTTTACCCATTGGGTCCATCGCCTGAGCGTAACGGTAGGCAGCTTGGGCCATGAACGTTAGGGAGTCAATGACGACGATGCACTCCGGTCCCCAATCGCCCGGGCGACCAAGGTCTTCCTCGCCGTCCCGCCAGTAGTCTAATTGTTTCAGGGCGTTGACATACGCCGTAGGCGTTCCGTCGGTGAACGGCATCGCCCGTTGCGACTTCTCGATCATGCCGACCGGGATGGAGGGGATCTTAATCTTATCAGTAAACGTCTGATAAGACAAGTTGTCCAGCTTGTCTGGACATTCCTCTATCGCGTGGTTAATCAACACTTGTAACAAGTTGTCGAAGTCGTAGACCCGGAGCTTATAACCAGCCTGAAGCAGGCTGACGAGACTTCCGGTCTTACCGGAACCGGAGTCGCCTAGAAGAAGGCCCTTGATTAGGGAGAGGGATGGATGTTCAGATGCCTTAGCCATTAGTTGATTGTTTCCCCTTCATTAGAATTGCCCCCGGGTTCGTACCCAATGAACTCTCGGAACTGATCTATAGTTATGGTCGTTCCGAACCGCGCGCCGAACAGGAAGCCGTTAAGGAACGAGTCGAAGTCGAAGACCCGTCCTTTCTCCGCTGCCCATTGATGAGCGTGTTCGATTACTTGCAAAGCTTCTGAAGGCAGCTGGGCCATCACCTATCCTCCAACGGGTTCCACCTGTTAATCTCAAACCGCGTCTCAAGGAACTGTTGCCGCACTTCCTTATCGTGGGAACAAACGTCCCGAAACTGGCAGCCCCCATACTTGTGACAGGACTTGTCGTTCATGGGCCAATGGCCTCGTTCCGCGTACCGGGAGGCAAGCTCGGTCCAGTCATGAAAATCCACCAGCCATTCTTCAAGCTGGGACTCGGTCCGCGTTGTAATACTCCGACCGAACCGGGTAAAGCCAACG